GCATGATGCCCACATCATGACGCACATTTTGTTTGGAATGTCTCCTTTGATGCAGGGGATGCCAAACGTTGCCGTGAGTTTGCAAAAACATATTTTCGACCACATTCGCCTGAAGGCGGAAGAGGACATAGAAGCAGAGTTGTTTAAGCAATACGGCACTGATCCGGAAAGAATGGTCTCTGCCCTACAACGTGAGGCAATGATTGCTGTGAAGGTGGCACAGGGCTTCCAAGAGGTTAAAAAATTGGGAGAAGAGCTGTCAGGGGCAGGCAATCAAGAGGATCCGTTGATCGCGCTCAAGAAACAAGAGCTGGAGCAGTCCGCTAAGCGCGATGAGGCCAATATTGGCATCGATCAGGCACAGTTGCAGCTTTCACAACAGAAAGAACAGGCTGACCAGCAAGAAAGTCAGGCTAAATTGATGCTGCAAACTCAAAAAATGCAAGCAGATATGTCTAAAATGGTTAACTAAAGGGTTAAAAATGCGCAATAGACCAAAAATGCCACAAAAAATGATGCAAAAACCACAAAGCCCCATGCCTAAAGGGCCCCCAAAGGCCAAGAAACAGCCGGGACCGACATTTATTTACAGAAAAGATGCTTTTAACAAGGTAAAGATTACGTAATCTGACGCATAATGCAAGTACATCCCTCGGACAAGGGCCTTATTGTCTGCTTCATTGGAGTAATCCATGCTTGAGTTTTCAGAAACTGTGTTGACAGCAATTCGTCGCCTCGAAAAACAAACGGGTGACATGATTTTGTCTGGTTCAGTGCGGGATATGGAGCAGTACAGGTTTTTGATGGGCCGTTTAGAGGGATTTCGTTTTGTTGAGGAAGCTGTAAAAGAGCTTCTTAGCAAGAATTCCAACCAATGAGGGCCAACATGACAGAAACTACTGCGTTAGAAGCGAAATGGGCACAAGATGCGGCTGAAGAAGCCGCTGCGGCGGCTGCAAAGGCCGTTGCTGATGCGGTTGCATCAGCCGAAGCTCGCAAAGACCACAACGAGCAGGTCTCAAACATCAAAGAGCACTTGCCTACGGCCACTGGATGGCGCGTGATTGTGCTGCCGTACCGTGGCGCACGCAAAACCAAGGGCGGCATTGAATTAGCGGATCAAACTCTTGATCGCCAGCAGCTCACAACCACCTGTGCATATGTTCTGTCTGTAGGTCCATTGGCTTACAAGGACGAAGTCAAATTCCCCACCGGTTCTTGGTGCAAGGAGGGGGATTGGATTATTTTTGGCCGTTACGCGGGTGCGCGTATGGCCATTGACGGTGGAGAGATCCGGATTCTCAACGATGACGAGATTTTGGCCACCATAAACGACCCAGAAGACATTCTGCACATGTGAGGTAATCAATGGCAACAGCAACAGACACACAATTAGAGTTTGATCTAGGGGAAAACGAGACCGAAACGGACGTTTCTCTTCCAGAAACCAATAAAACAGAAGTCTTTGAAACATCCGAGCCCAGCAGTGAGGAACAAAACGCTGCTCCTTCTACTCGAGAAGAGTTAGAAACCGTCAATGAAGGGGTTCAAAAGCGTATTGCCAAGCTCACTGCTCGCATGCGCGAGGCGGAACGACGGGAACAAGCAGCAATTGAATATGCAAAAGGACTGCAAACCCAGACCCAGACGCTTCAACAAAAACTGGTCCACACAGACTACAGCCGACTGAATGAGGCTAAAACACGGCTTGATACCCAGCAAACGGCGCTAAAGTCTATTATTCGCAAGGCCCGTGAAGAGGGCGACATTGATACAGAGACGGAAGCCAGCCAACGTTTGACGGATTTAACCATGGAGCAGCGTCAAGTTGCGGGGTGGTTACAGACTCAAGAACAGCAGGTTCAAGCCTATCAGCAGCAGCCCCAGCAACAGAACTACCAGCAACCAGCGCCGGTTTATCAGCCGCCTCAACGGGCCGCTCCTAGCCCGCAAGCGGAAGAATGGGCAGAGCGCAATCCTTGGTTTGGCCAAGACCGTGTAATGACCTATGCCGCATGGGGCATACATGAAACGTTGGTGAGTCAAGAAGGTATTGACCCCAGTTCTGATGAATACTATACTGAGCTCGATCGTAGGCTCCAAACGGAGTTTCCAAGTCGTTTTCAGAACTCAGGTTCTGCTTCTCAAATCAGACAACAGCGTGCCGCGCCTGCTGTTGCCCCTGCCAGCCGGAGTTCCGGAATTAATAGTGCGCGCAGAACTGTCCGGTTATCGCCGAGTCAGGTTGCCATTGCAAAAAAACTGGGTGTACCTCTTGAAGAGTATGCTAAGTACGTAAAGGAGTAAGTCATGGTTGAAAAAGTCACTATCGATAGAGCCGCTCGTTCTTCCGAAACTCGGGAAAAAGAAACTCGTCGCAAGCCTTGGAGTCCTCCTTCGCGCTTAGATGCACCACCTGCCCCCGAAGGGTATAAGCATCGTTGGCTTCGCGCAGAAGTCAATGGAAATCTTGACAACCAGAACATCTACAGCAAACTTCGTGAGGGATATGAACTTGTCCGTCTCGAGGATCTTCCTGAAGAATATCGAGGCATGCTCCCAACGATGGACGACGGCAAACATGCCGGAGTTGTTTCTGTTGGAGGACTTTTACTCGCTAGGATCCCAGATGAAACGGTTGATGAGAGAAATGCTTATTTCCGTAAGAAGGCGCAGGACCAGTTACATGCGGTAGACAACGAGATGATGCGTGAGAACGCACACTCTTCAATGCGGCTTCAGGCTCCAGAACGGAGTTCTCGCACAACATTCCGTCAGTCGTAAGACTGATAACTTCAATTTTTTAGGGGATTTAAATGGCTAATATCGATAAAGCCTTTGGTCTGCGTGCAATTGGTAATCTTTCAGCTACTGGTGCTCAAAAGCAGTATGGCTACGAGATTGCTGATAGTCAGGCCGGGACAATTTTCCAAGGTGACTTGGTTGCGCTTTCAGGGGGTTTCATTACTAGGTTTCTTCCAGCTTCACACACTGCTGCGGTAGGCGTGTTTAACGGTTGCAACTACATTGATCCCACTACAGGCAAACCAACTTTTAAGAACTACTATCCGGGCTCTGTCAACATCACAGCAGGCAAGATCATTGCTGATGTGATTGATGATCCTAATCAGTTGTTCTTGATTCAATGTGATGAAGGCTTTGTGGCGGCTGACGTAGGTAAAAACGCTGATGTCGTTGGCACAGGCGGTAGCACTACTTCCGGCATCTCCACCATGGAGTTGGACTCAAGCACGCTTGCTACCTCAGCAGCATTGAACTTGAAGGTCGTTGGCTTGTACAACGATGTCAACAATGAGTTCGGCACTAATGCCGTGGTGGTAGTCAAGATCAACGAACACGTGTACGGTAGTGCAGGTGTTGCTGGTCAATAAGGAGATAAATCATGGCAATTACCCGTTCCCAACTGGTTAAGGAACTTGAGCCCGGACTGAATGCTTTGTTTGGTCTGGAATACAAGCGTTATGAAAATGAGCATGAGCAGATTTTCTCTATTGAGACATCTGACCGTGCTTTTGAAGAAGAGGTCATGTTGACTGGCTTTGGTTCTGCCCCTGTGAAAACAGAGGGTGCTGGCATGGCATACGATACCGCTCAGGAATCGTTTACCGCTCGGTACACGCATGAAACCATCGCCATGGCGTTTGCGCTAACAGAAGAAGCGATTGAAGATAACCTCTATGATCGTTTGTCTGTGCGCTACACCAAGGCACTGGCCCGTTCCATGTCCAACACCAAGCAAGTAAAAGCTGCTTCCGTGCTGAACAATGGTTTCACTGGTGGTGCTTTTGCAGGCGGCGACGGCGTGGCTTTGATGTCCACCGCTCACCCTACTGCAATGGGCCCTGACTTTTCAAATCGTCCAACAGTTGCTGCCGATTTGAATGAAACCTCATTGGAACAAGGCATCATTGATATTGCTGCATTCACTGATGAACGTGGATTGAAAGTAGCATTGACCGCCCGCAAACTGGTTGTTCCAAAAGAACTTCAGTTTACTGCTGAGCGTTTGATGAAAACTTCTTTGCGTGTTGCAACAGCGGATAACGACATCAATGCGATTGTGTCCATGGGCTTGATCCCTGAAGGCTATGTTGTCAATCACTACTTGACAGACACTGATGCGTTTTTCTTGTTGACTGACGCACCTAATGGCCTGAAGATGTTCAACCGTTCACCTGTCAAGACTGCTTTTGAAGGCGATTTTGAAACAGGCAACGTGCGATACAAGGCCCGTGAGCGCTACAGCTTTGGCTTCAGCGATCCACGCGGTATCTACGGTTCTCCCGGCGCTGCATAAGCGGCTGGAAAACATGAAAAAGGGGCCTTGTGCCCCTTTTTCTTTTGGTGTATATTGGCAAAGACAACACTAAAAGGAGTGGTAAGTGCCATACAAGATTGACACCTGTGGGATATACAAACTAGTTAACACGGCAACAGGTCAGTGCTATGTGGGTCAGTCGCAACGAATCCAAAAACGAATTAAAGAACATTTCCGGTTGCTTCGCCATAAAAAACATCCTAACTCCCACTTGCAACGGGCGTACAACAAGTATGGACCAGAGTGTTTCAAAGGGGAAATTGAAGTAGAGTGCCGGGACTTAGAAGAGTTAGACCGCCTTGAGGAATTGTTTCTACAAGGCGGGGCGTGGTTTGATGAGGCTGCGGTATACAACATTGCGGATTTTGCAAAAGCGCCCATGCGCGAAAAACAGCATAGCGAAGAGGTTCGGGAGCGGATTCGCCTAGGGCGAAGAGCTGCAACTTTTGACTTTCAAAGCCCCGAATACAGGGCAATTTTGTCACGGGCACAAATGGCACGCTATCAGGCGGACCCGAAATTTGTTGCTAAGCTAAAATTTGTTCTTGATAATGAGCACCTGTCTTACGCAGAACGTGCTCGGCGTGTAAAAGCGGACACTAGCTCAGTACGTAGACTTGCGTTAAGGTATCAACATTTTAAAGGGGTTATTTAATGGCACAAACTCGATTTACTGGTCCGGTTGCATCCGATAATGGTTTCACCACCGGAACAGCTTCTTCTCCTATTGTGGAAACAACTGCTGGCAACGTATCCGAGGCTTACGCTACGACTTCAGCTACCACTGGCGATACACGTTTGTCGTACAACCGATTGACCTTTACCTCTACGGGCTCAGGCGAAACGTTCCGCGCTTTGACCCGAGTAACGGGTGCTAACGGCGCTACAGGCGGCACAATCAACGGTGCCCACATCTCCACTTCAATCAACACAGGCGGCACAATCTCTGGTGCGGCCAACGCTATTCGTGCAACCATTGGCGCTGCTGTTGCCACTCCCGGCGGTACATTGGCTGCTTTGCAGTTGGATACTGACTTTGCTTCTGGCACAACTCTTGGTGCTGAAAGTGCTTTTATCCGCGTGACTGACTCTGGCGCAGGCACAGGCAAGATGACTCGTTTGATGAACGTTGGTACAGGTACGGGCCTATTTACTGCTGCTACTAGCTCAAGCACTCTGGCTGGCGGCATCAAGGTTCGTATTTCTGGCACTGATTACTTCTTGGTCGTTGCAAGCGCGTTAACCTAATGCAGATCACCAA